TAGGTTGATGCGTTTTACCTGTGCTCATGTTATAATCACCTTGTTTATTGCCGACTGTAAAGTCGCTTGTTTGGATTTGCCGAAAAGTTGTAGCTTCAGGTTGCACGGATGCGCTTTTTATTCTTTCTTTATTCTTTATCAAGGTATAAACGCTTGCATGCTAAAATTAAAACATCTTGCTCGTTATTGGCTTTAATTTTAAAATACTGTATGTGAATTATTTCCTCGCGCGCACCATTGTATAAAAATAAAAACTCTTTCATATCTATCCCCTTTCTAACATAAATTTTAAGCGCAGAAAATCCCACGCATCTAACCGTGTAGTTTTTTTACTATCGTGTGTTGCTCTTTTCGATCTATGTGATATGCTATGTTCATATTTAATGCATCTCCTGTTGTGTTAAATACGGTTTAATGCATCTCCTGTTGTGTTAAATACGGTTTAATACAGTTCCTGCTGTGTTAAATAAGGTTTAATACAGTTCCTGCTGTGTTAGATTTAACGCCCCTTGTTGTGTTGTTTGGTTGTACCTATCGCGTTTATATTCAATCAAGGTCAAGCCTCATGCGGAAGTTCAGGCCTTGATTGAAGCGATTTTAACTCTCTGCATCCTAGCTCAAAACCTAAGTTTTATCTAGACAATATCGTCTTATTAAATGCAATGTGCGGCCTAAAAAACAAACAATAAACGCTTGATAGACCGCATAAACACTGATTACTGCTATTCGGTACTGCACTCTAATAACAACGCGGTCAGCTTGCCCGTGTAATCATTGAGTCTTTTAATTTCAAACTTAATCGCTTTTCTTGCACTGTCAAAGAGATCTTGTTCCGTGTAATACTTTAAATCGCCATAATTATCACGATACATATACCCTGATAAACTTTTTTTAATCTGTTCTATTTTCAAACTTTTTAATATAGGTTGGTTATTTCTATACGCAAAATAAAAAACCGTTTGGCCTTTTTTATATTTATTAACCATCTTTTCCACCTTGTTTTTTTCAATTAAACTTTTATTGCCATGTTCGTCACGATAAACCTTAATAAACACCTTAGTCTCCTCGCTTCGCTAACTTCCTAATCAACTCGTTAATAAATTCAGCCATGTCTTTAGCATCTGACATCATGTATTCAAAGTCATTTCTGTTTCTGCGCTCGACTGAGTACTGCAAGTCATCCAAAAAATGCGCGCACTCGTCCACGATGTATTGGTCTCTTCCCTTGCTTCTTAGCATTAGATAACCTCGCTACATATCAAGTTAACAATTAATTTCTAATTTCATCCGAACATTGACCACCCGTGACAAAATGCTGCGGGCAACATTGAGCGTTCGTGTACTGATAAATAAAATCACTTATTCTACCCTCAATAATATCTAACAAATCAGCTGAATCACTACTTTCCACAGCTAATGTCCTTACCGAACCTATTAACCCTTTAATCTCTGATAGCTCTCTGATTGTGTTTAGTGGTGTCATTGTGTTTACCTCTCAAGTTAAGTTAAATCGCCTTGTAGCAGTGCTCCGCGCTAGCCTTAAGCACGCCTTTTGTAAACCTTTCAATCTTTAACTGCGAATAAATAGGGATAAATCCGCTTTTTTTCCAACTTGGGGGCGTGCTCATACTGAAACCGCAATCAAGCGAAACACGATACCCACTCCCAAAATGCTTAATTACTTCGTCGAAAGTCATAATAAAACCCTTTTAATTAATGTTACTAAACAAACTATAACAAAACGCTTGATATATATCAAGTGCTTTGATATAATAAGCTGTTCTTTAAAACATAGGATTTTATTATGAAGCTTTACGAAATAACCAATGAGTATGCTTGCGTTTTTAATTCGATTGATGAAATCGGCGAAATTAGTCAGGAAACAGTTGACGCGATTGACGAGCTACAAACACAATTTGAAGATAAAGCAATTGCTATTGCTTGTTACATTAAGAATTTAGAAGCTGAAGAAACGGCCATTAAGTCAGCCATGGACGATATGAAGAAAAGACGCGATGCATTAAATAACAAGGTCGACTCTTTGTCTGAATACTTACGTGAAAGCATGGGTAAGATGAGTGTTTCAGAGATTAAAAGCTCGCCATTTTTTAAAATACGCATTAAACAATGTCCCGTGTCTGTGGACGTATTTGACGACGTAGTTTTGCCTATTGAATACATGCGTGAAAAGACTGTCATTACAATTGATAAGATTAAGCTAAAAGAAGTGTTAAGTGCGGGTGTTGACGTTCCAGGTGCTTGCTTATATCGACGTGAAAAATTAGAAATTAAATAAAAATGATGGGGTTGGTGTATGAGTATATTCGATAAAATTAAAGTCACGAGTGTGATGGCTCCTAGGGTAACGCTTTATGGCGCACCTGGAATTGGAAAGTCTACGCTTGCAAGCCAGTTTCCAGAGCCGCTATTTATTACAACCGAACAAACGGGTTTGATAGGTGTTAATGCGCTTGCGCCGACAAAAAGTTTTACTGAGTTGTGGGAAAATACGGTCGCGTTATTGAAGGAAGAAAACTTACCGTTTAAAACAATTGTGGTTGATAGCATTTCTAAGCTGGACGCGATTGTCGTCAGACATATATTAGACCAAGAAAAAACACGCAAAGACGGAACGAAAGCCACCACGCTTGCCACGGCTGCGGGAGGATATGGTGCTGGGGTACAAGCGGTCGAACAAATACATAGGTCGTTCAAATCTTTGCTAGACAGGTTTCAAGATAGAGGTGTAACCGTTGTATACATTGGCCATCTTGCATCAATTAAGCACAAAGCGCCGGATATGGATGATTTTGACAAGTATAGTATTGTTATGAGTTGCGAGCGAGCCAAACAGCCTTACGTTGATGATGTTGACCTTGTTGGATTTTGTAAGCTTCAATCATACGTCAGCGAAACAGAATCCGGTCGCAATTTAGTTAATAGCACAGGCACACGAGTTTTGGTAACGACCGCATCAGACGGCAATGTCAGTAAAAATAGGTTTGGCATTAGTAAAGACATACCCATGTCATTCGATGAGTTAGCAAAGCACATACCATTTTTTAATAATCAAGGGGTAAAATAATGAGTTTCTACATACACAACGGCGAAAAAGTTACGGGCAATGAAAACGATGCTTTTACAAAATCATTTATGCAGATTCCCGAGGGCACAAAAGCAATCGCTCGCATAAATAAATTTGAAGTTATCAGCAAAGAGGCCAGTCAATATGGCGACGCTCAAAAATACATACAGTTAACGTATAAATTATTAGATGGAGATTTTAAAGGGCGCGAAGTTCAGCAAAAAATTAAATGCTTTGACGGCAAAGACGATCAAATTAAACGCGCTAAAAACATGCTTGTTTTAATTATGAAGCTTTGTAATTTTACGCCGACACATACAGATGAACCAACAACGGCCGAACTAAGTAAGATGTGCAGCAACATTGCAGGCATTATGATTGGCGAATGGTCTATGGTTAAAAACGATAATAGTGGAATCATGGAGGGCAATTTTGTCAGAGAAGTGCACGTTTCAAACGGCTTTGAGTGTGAAACAGGTATCAAAGCAGAGACTCCACACATTACACAATCCTCACCGGATAGCGCATTTTCGCGAAACAAAGCCTTGAACGAAGATAAAACAGATCTGCTGTTTGGTGATGATGTCCCTTTTTAGACCATTTAGCCAAGTTAAGTTTCTTAGCTTGGCATTTTACAGGGGTAACGTATGAAAACATTTCAAGAATTGCGCGATCATATTCACGAATGCAAATATAGCGAGATGGAAGCGATGTGTGATGGTGCTGAACAAATGTCACAGTTTCAGTTGGGCCAATTCTCGGGTGCTGTTATGACATACAACGAAATAGATAGGATATTAAGAAATGCCATTAAGTATGAGAATGTTGAGTAAGAATTTTAGTTGGTCGCAAGTTAAGAATTTTCTTGGCTTGTAACGAGGGTTTTGTGATGAATGAGAGTGTTTATGTTCCTGCTGTTCGTTTGATTCATTGGGAAGAGGTTTATGATATAACCAGCCTAAAAAAAACTAAGCTTTACGAACTAATAAAGAAGGGTGAGTTAAAACCAATAAAACTTGGACGCAAAACAGTTTTTCTAGAATCCGAGATTATTGAATGGGTTAATAAAAAAGCAGATTTACGATAAATATTTTGATGTAAGGATACACTTTGACTGTAAAAATATTAAGACCGTATCAGCAACAAGCGTTAGATCAACTGCGTGTAAAGTTACGGGATAATGTCGAGCCTCAACTTGTTGATGCAAGTGTTGGAAGTGGCAAAAGTTTGATACTCAGTGCTCTGTTAATGCACATTGAGCGCGCGAACTGGCGTGCACTATGTTTAACAATGAATTCCACGCTTATTGGTCAAAACGCTGACACGTATCGAGATCAAGGTGGAACACCAGGTCTGTTTTGCTCCGGTTTAGGTGAAAAAAACAGCACGGCTAATGTGATTTTTGCAAGCCCGCACTCCATAACACAAGCGATTAAGCAAAAAGGAAACATATCCAAGGTTAAATTCAATCTTATTATCGTTGATGAGTGCCACAATATAAACCATAAAGACCGAAGCACAATGTATATGCGCATTTTAAATCACTATGGCTTCATGGCACAATCCGGAAATTATAAATATAGAATAGTAGGTTTGACCGGTACACCTTACCGTGGCGCGGTATCAATTGTGGGCCCGGATGAGTTTTTCAAAGATAAAGTATGCTCAATCACCATGGGTTGGTTAATTGATAACGGCTATCTTACACCACCTGTATTTGGTCAAACATCGCTTGAAAGTTTTGATATGGCCGCCTTAAAAACAAACTCGATGGGTAAATTCAATAAAAAAGAATTGCAGAAAGCCGTTGACCAAAAAGAACGACTGACCGGTCAAATTATGGGTGAGGTTGTGCGTGTCGTTGAAGATGGAAGGAATGGAGCATATATTTTTGCCTCGACAATCAAACATGTACATGAGTGCATGAAAAGCTTACCAGAGCATCAGTCAGCTTTTATCACAGGGGATACACCGCACAAAGAAAGAAGCAGAATACTTGAGCGAGCTCGTCAAGGTGATATCAAGTATCTGGTTAATGTTGCGACACTGCTCGTCGGTATTGATGTTACTAATTTTGACGTGTGTGCATGGTTGAGACCAAGTGAATCTCTCACTTTATACGTGCAAGGTATCGGCCGTGTCTTGCGACTGCACGAAGGAAAAAAAACAGCTTTGATTTTAGACTATGCGGGGAATTCAGCGCGTCACGGGGATATAGACGACCCTATTATCGAAGCCGCACAACAAGCCGAAGAAGAAAAAAATGAAGCTGAGTATGTTATACCATGTCACGACTGCGGTCGCGCTAACACAGTCCATGCTCGCCGATGCATTGGCCGTGTAAATGACAAAGGCAAAAGCGTTTATCATGAAGTAGAGCCAGCAAAGCCGGAAGAAATTACAAAACGTTGTGATTATTATTTTACATTTAAAGAATGCACGAACGAAAAATGTGAAGCTGAAAACGACATAACCGCTCGGCAATGCAGACTTTGCGGTGAAGAATTAATTGACCCGAATGCGAAGCTGCAAGAAAATTTAAGTATGATCACATTAGAAGTTTTAAACGCAAAATACTGGGTAACAACAAAAGAAGGAGAATATGAACCTATTATTCACGCCAAATATACGCTAAAAAAAGAAAAATACATCTACGAAAGTTTTTACACGAAAAGTGAAAAAGCTCAAAGATATACCTATGGTAAGTTTTTAAAGCCTCACGTGCCAAACTACACAAAATATTATATGCTTATGTCTAATAATCAAGCAATGAAAGATATGATTGCATCCGAAGAAATTAAAACGCCGTCACATGTCACATGCAAGCGTGATGATTTTGGAAAGCTGATTATTGCTAGAAAATTATTCGATTAAATAAAATTCTTTGATGCACTTAATCACATCGTCAAAGTTATCGAACCATGTCGCATAATATCCATCCATTAACATGCGGTTCATAAACTCGCGTTGTTGTTTTGTGGGCTTTTTCCCTGCGTCTTTAACCTCGATCCAAAGTCCAGTAAATACTTTGTTAGGCCTCGAAAAAAAATAATCAGAAGCACCAGCTTTAAATCCCATTTTTTTCAAGAGAGCTGCATTAACGTAACCTCTTTTGCCCTCGTTGCAAAAATGGAAACATGAACTTTCAAGGTCTGTTTTATTTTTAACCCACTCGTATATATTTATGCACATCACGGTTTCATTGCCGACTTTGATTGTCATGAATATCGTCCGTGTTCAAGTCTAAATCTGATATTAGTAGAACGGCTGTGGCTTACATCCTGGATTGCCCACTTGCTGTCAACAAGCTCGCGCCCTGCTTGGACGTAGTCTTTCTTTTCCAGTGCGGCAATCATCTTTTTAAAGCCACGCAAGCCGCCTAAGCCCATCGATATAACAAGCTCGATTAAGACTTCCTGCCTTACCTTGTCTTGCTTTGTAAACCATGTGAAAGGCTTCAGCTTGGACGCTGAACGCTTCACATCGTTATCTAAAAGATAAAGCATTTCTTCGTCTGTTATTTTGCCGCCTTTTCTTGCATCAATTAATCGACCGATGCCAATTGTCCAATAGCCCTTAGAATCTTGATAAGCTGAATGCCTTCGACCTTCGTGCTCCATTAATTTAACTTTTAGATCTGTGTATTTTTCAACGGGGACGGGAGCTTGACGTGTAAGAACTTTTTTGAAAATTTCTTTCAGCATAATATAGTCCTTTTCAAAGCACCCTGAACAGTCGCGCAGGGTGCTAGTGCTCGAAGAATAATGTAAAACCTCGACATTTATTATACCTTACTTTGACTTTAACCGCTTGTAATTTCAGGGCTGAAATCAATATCTATACCGTACGTTTGCAAAACTTTTTCCGCTGCTTGCTCGGCAAAACCATCTTTCTTTTTTGTCACATGCTGAGCAGAAACGCCAACGATGCACGCAAGCGCAATCGCAGCCATGGATGCAGCCGTCTTGTTTTTAGATGATAACTTTTTTAGTTTTGAAAGTATAAACATGATCAACCCTCCAGAATTTTAGGAATAAAAGCCTTAATTTCTTCTAGCGTTAAACCACTCAAATCCACATTCCTTGGCATATCTCTTAGCTTATTTTTCTTAGTTGCAATGTTATCTTGCATGATAATATCTTTATCTTCAAGCGCACGCTGAAACGGGACGTCTAACTCAGCAAGCTTTTCGTTTCTAATCACGCGAAGGTTAATCATGTGAATCTCGCGAGCTTGATCTAAATCAACACTAATGCCACCATCTAATTTCCAAGCATTCCTGAAGTACCGGTCAGAGGGAATGTCCTCGACACAATGAACT